GGCCGCCTTGATGCTGATGCCCCGCGGCTTTGATTCATCGGCTTCTTCAATCAAATCTTGGGTGATGTACCCCACCCAAAAAAGATTGTAATCCGCCGCGTCCGGTTCACTCACACCGCCCAATGCATTGATGGCCGACGTCACACAATTCATTGCTTCAATCGTGCCGCCGTCTGCCTCCACGCGTTCCTTATATTGTATCGCTGGATTTTTCGCCCGTAAGATTCGCAACGAAAATTGTTTGTCTTGCGCGTTCAACAATGCCGTGCGGAATATATCTACCGCGATGGAATCGTTGTAAATGGTCAACGATACCGATGATCCGACGATGGTCGAATAGACCGTGTCCGTTTCGCCGTCGTGTGTTAATGTGAATCCATCACCGCCGACGTTGACATCCACCGCGGATCCAGTATGTGCTGAATCATTGATAAGGATTTTGTAGTAGTCGTCATTTAGTGAACGGAACGCGCTTTGTAGTCTTGTTGCCATGTGTTAAAAACCTCGTGAACGTGAACGATTTCGTGATGCCCTTTCATTTGAAAGCAATATATCTGAACCCGACAATGTGCCGAATATTTGAATTGCGTTCATTCCTCCGTCGCCCATTCCAGCGGAATTAAAACCAAGGCCGCCCATACCACCAGCGGATGCCATGAACAAATCGCCGAATTTCATTCCCGCTTTTCCGAACATCGCTTGACCAGCCTTATTCGTTCCGCCGAATGCGATGGTTAAAATCGCGGCTAAAACTGCCGCCGCCGCCGCGGTCGCCAACAATTGTGCGACCATCATCTTCAATTGCTCGACAAATACTTCGCGGAATTTACCCACTCTGGTTTCGCCTTCTTCCAATTCCCCAAATGCCGCGGCGAATGATGTCTTTAATACTTGGCCCATGGCCATGAAATCATCACGGAATTTACTGAATGTTTCAATGGTTTTGTGGAAACTATTGTCGAATGTTGTTCCGAAATCTTCAACCGATTCATCGATATTTTCCAATTCCGTGTCCATCGCTTCCAATGGTTCGATGAAATCATCTTTGAAAATATTTGCCGTCCCCGGCTTGAAAAACTTGTCGATTTCGTAATTCGCCATTTTAATGGTCGGAATCACTTCCTCAAGTTTCTTTTGATATTTTTCTAGGGCTTCTTTTTTCTTTTCTTCCGCTAATGTTTGTTCGGCATCATATTGTTTCTGCGCCGCACGATAGTCATCAACGGTTAATTTTGCATCCTCTTGGGCTTGTTCAACCTTGCGTTGCAACTCAAGGTAATTTGCCAATCCCGACGCCAATTGACCCAATGTCGATTGACCTTTCCCCGTTATATCAAAATAGGTCTTTAATGCGTTGGCGGCCTTTTCTTGAAAACCGGTTTGTTTGCTCAACAAATTATTGATGTTTTTCAATCCATCAATTGTGTTGTCCAAGAATGCCGAGTATATCGGTGCCAATTGTTCACCGATGGCGATTTTCAAATTGGTGATGGCCGCCTTTTGTTGGTCGATTTTCATCGATGTGGTCACGACTTGTTCTCCAGCGTTTTCAAACGCCTCGTCCATAATCATTCCCACGGCCTTGGTCATATCGCCGACTTCCTTGGTTTTCTTTTGAATTTCCAAAGTGGAAATACCAAGGTTGTCAAGAATCTTCACCGATTCACGACCCAAACCAATAACGAATGATTCAACCAAATAGTCAACGGATTCCCCCGTTTCCATTGCGCGTTGCGTGGCGAACTTCAAACCCTTGGCCAATACGTCCATAGGGATTTTGAAATTTTTGGCACGAACGGCCATTTGCATCAACTTCAAATCGTCAACTGTGCCCGATACCGCTTCGCGCAATCCATCCAGTGTGGTTTCATCTGCGAATCGTTCAAACGCGCCGCGCACACCTTCCATCGTTGCGCCCAACTTAACCGATTCCGACACAAATTGCGTGATGGCATCAACCGCGAACGATGCACCAATGACACCGCCCAACGCACCAAAGCCGCCCGACAATTGTCGCAACGAATGGTCGATGTTGGACATTCCCCGGCGGAAATCTTTAAGATCCGCGCCAAATTTTAAATCAATTTGTGGTTTTGCCATCGCCAAACACTTTTTTAATATCCGCCATCACTTCCTCGCGTGTGAACACACGATCAACGCGCCTTTTTTTGTTCTCCCAAGGGAATGCAATCAAATCCCTTGGCTTCAATCTTTTCTTGGTATGTGGCGCAATATTAATGGCCGCATTCCATCGTGTTGATTCCCAAATCAAATGAACATTGTGTTCAATTATCTTTTGGAATCCTTGTCTTTTGTTCTGGAATTGACGTGGCGTCATATTATACAATTCGTCCACCGTCATCCCCATTTCACCCAACCCGATGGATTCCAGATCATCCCAAGTGAATGATTCTGCTTCGCGCTGGGTGTTTACTTTTTTACGTTTTCGTCCGTTGGCTTGACAAAAGATTCCACGAAATATGCGACACATTGTTCGATGATGCTTGCATCTTCATCCAACAAATCGGCCACATCATCCAAGGTCATATCGAATTCAACCTTTTGCACCCTTGCGCCGTCTTTCAATCCCGCCCATATCAATGCGATGGCGTAATCAATAGACATTGAGTCTTGCAATTGTGACAATTGATCCAATTGGATTCCCGTTTGATTTGAAAACAATCGCAATGCGTTGAATCCATATTTCACCGGGTATTCTTTGCCGTTTACCAAAATTTGCTTTGTCATTGTGTTTGTGTGTTTAATAAGGGGACGCCCGATGGACGTCCCCGTTGTTGTTTGTTATTAAGCAACTGCCGCTTGCGTCAATGTGCTTGTTCCTTGGAAACTGAAAGAGAACGTCACGTTATCTTCAAATCCCGCTTCATTGCTGAACTCGGTCAAATAACCTTGGCCAGAATATGCGATTTCATCGGTTGTTGTAGAACCGAATTTCACATACAATTGCGTACGTCCAGATAGGTAGGTGAATAGATCGTCGGGTGTTGCTTTACCCGAATTGCTATATACTACCAAACCATCACCAGACAACGTCCATGATTTTTGTCCTTCTAATACTTCCATCCAACCGGCTGAATCTTTGGTGGATGTGTCGCGTGTTGCCATTGAAATTGACAACGACGCTGATGTCATTTTTCCGACGATGTCGTATGTTGCATCGTCGGTGCTAAACTGAACCACAACATCTGTTGCATTCATTACGGATGTACTTGCCGCCATTTGTTTATCCTTTTTTAATCTTTAATAATTCGAAAACTTAAATCAACTTCAACGCCATATGTTTCCTCGTCTACATTATAAACCTCTGATTGGGTTTCGAATGTACACGATTGGACATTGACGCCAGAAATTGTTTCATTCATGCGAACGAATGTGGAACGAACATTGTCCACGGCCGTTTGCAGTACACCGTAATTTGTCCCAACCATAGTGATTGAGACATTCACGATGTCAATATGTGAATCGGCATCCTTTGAACCTTCGGTTCGGATGCTCGTAATGTCGTAAATCGCAAAGGGTCGTCTCTTACCTTGTGCGCCAATAAGTGGGTAAACACTACCGGCAAACACATTGTTCAATGCCGATGTATTGTCGAACTTGTATTTGATAACCTTCCCAATCATCGCAATCCGGCTTTTTGGGCGAACCCTAATTTCTTAATCTCGGCGCGAACCAATTCCGTGAACACACGCTTGATTCTTGGTGCCGCCAATCGTTCCCCTAATTTAATCGCGCGCTCGGCATATCCGAAATTTCGGCCCTTGTATTTGCTACCATCTTTAAATGTTAGCCATCCAAAGGAAATGAACCCGGCGTACCAACCGCCCTTTTCTGGATCTGCATATCTGCCCGTTTTTCGTGGCCCTACTGATGCAACAATACCATCAACGCCCGGTTCTTGCTTTGGGAATTTGATTCCAATGGAACGGCGCAATTGCCCCGGTTTAATCTCGGCATAAACTTTACCCTCACGATATACCGCGAACACTTCGTCGGCATCCGTGATGTTGCGTTTGTATGCTTGAACAACGGGTTTCAATGCCTTGCGTGCCGTGCTTTTCAAAACCTTTTTACGCACACGGTCATCGAGGCGACGCAATTGTTTGCGAACCTCTTTATCCCCTACCATTGTGATGCTGATTTTGTTCATCTATTGATATTTGTTCACGGCATCATTATATTCGCAACGCACCAATTGGAATGATTTCCTTTCATCGGCGAATTGAATCGATTTGATGAAATAGGTTTCGTTGTCGTGCAAAATGTAGTTTCTTTCGTTCGGTTGTAATGTGACCGCATCATATCGCAAAATGAAATCTACACGTTTGGTGGATGACACCTCGTCGCCATTGTCGCCCTCATTGCCGATGTGTTCAACCTTCTTGGCCCACACATCGCGCGTCGTTGTAGACGCTGGCGTCAATTGGCCGAAATCATCTTCCGCCAACGATTCGATGACAATCGTCACCCTTCTATCTAATTCCCCAGCGTGCTTAATCATTAGAATGTGAAAATGCGATAAGGGTTCCACAAATATTCGGATGCCGTTGGCAACTGCTTAACGCGGTCGCTTCTTTGATCGTATAAATCCGAAATGACCAACATCATTCCTTGAATCAAGGGTTTCGGGATCGCCGATACATTCGTGCCCACAACATAACGAACAATGACTTGATTGATGACGCCCGCGCCAGTAGTCCAACCGTCGGTCGATTGGATGCGTGCGGGTTCCGAAATCAAATCCGTGACATACAATGTGTCCGAAATCGTTTGTGTAGATCCGATTTCATCAACATATGATACCGATGTAATGGATGCAACGGGGCCGCGTGACAAATACAAAAGATTCGAATGGCCATCCCACATATTGCGCGGGAATTGGTCAAAATATTCATCGATTGTTGTCGTCACCAGAATGCGACGTGTGTATTCCTCACACATCATGCGTGCGGCCGTAATCAATGCCGAAATCAAAGCATCATCTGCGACGTTGTCCACGCGCAAAAAGTTTTTTACATAGGCCAATGTGATTGGCTCATCCGTCGCCTCCGTTACAATATCAAATGCCATTGCT